GTTCGAGAGAATCCCGATGGAAGAGGTTTACGATATTCCTACAATCCAATTCCTTAACGACCTTTCTTTTCTCAAAGCCAAGAACGAGTACGAAGCAGAGCAGTTAAAGAAGATAAATGGCAAAGTCCGTTAAACAATTACAGGATGAGGTATTGAGTTACTTAGACTCACAAGGTCAAAGTAAAGCTGCGTTCGAGGATGTAAATAAGTTACAAGGTATTGAGAAACTGCTCGTATTAAGTGCAGCTAATTTCATTATCAAGGTACAAGAGAATCTAAATCAATCAGGTCGAGTAGATACAGGTGCTTTATCGACAGACATAGAAAGCGGAGAGGTTGTAACAGGTGGCGGTTCAGTAAGTATCACAGTCGGTTATCCTGCTGGGTCTAAAGCTGCTAAATACTACGACTTCGTTAATAAAGGAGTAAGTGGTACAAGGAATAAGATAGACTCTCCCTATTCGTTTAAGAATGAGCGTGTAGGCGGTTTAAGGAATGCTATCGAAGGATGGCTAAAGCGGAATAAGTTAGCATCGAGAAACGAATCACAAAAAAAGAATCTATCCTCAGTACAACGGAAGCGGAAACGTCTATCTAAGATGGTAAGTGAAAGCAGTAGGGTTAAATCTCTTGCGTATGCGGTCTCTGTTTCTATCAAGCGGAAGGGTCTTAAAAAGACAGGCTTCTTTGATAAAGCAGCTAAGTTCGCTTTCGGAAGAGAGTTTAATGATGCAGTAGCAAAAATAATCGGAAGAGAAGTAGTAATAAATATCAGAAATGGCAATAACAGTAAATAACACTCCGGGTATGTTCCAATCCTTTCACGAGGATTTGTGGTTCGTAGTGAGTTCAAACAATACAGGACAGACTAACTTCAAGTATATCTTCGATGTACTTATCGGAGGTACATTAGTCGCTCGCATTAAGTCTTATCCTCAACCTGACACAGACAAAGGGATTTTCAACGCAGCTACGATAGTGCGTAATTATTGGTCGAGTTATTTTCAGCCTGCTACCTCTCAGACTGCTTTTAATTACAATGGTTCAGGTAATATGATTACCTACACAATCCAATACGGAGAAGAGTACGGAGGTACGACTTACACCAACTTAGGAGAGGATGAGCTTACTGCATATAACTACTATCCTGAAGTAATGAACGGAAAGGGTGCTTTCGATGGTACTTGGTTTGATACTTACTATGGAGGTGCTTTACTTACTAAGAGAGATATAACTCAATTACAGACAAATCAATCGGGTAATCGATTATTCATAACTGCTAACAATGACCAATCTGGAGTAACTTATGATTGGAAGTTAAGTGTAACTCGCAGTAATGGTAATGATGTTAGCGGTGGTTCTTTTGTTGCTGTTTCGGGAGTTACTATGATAGATGTTTCTCCTGCTGCTATCAATGCTTACTTAGGCGGTACTTTTATATCTTCTGCTACGGATTCTTACATAGTGGATGTTCAAGAAGATACCGCAGGAACTATTGCTCTTTTGAATGTCTCAAAGATTTGCCAACCTCGACATACTCACATCCCTCTGCACTTCCTTAACTCTCTCGGTGGTTACGATACAATGATGTTCACTCTGGTTAATCGTGAGAGCAGGAATATAGAGCGTAAATCCTTCGACCAAGCTGAATGGCAGTATCGTTCCTCGGATATGTATAGGTGGAATCAATACAACGTATTTAACGGAGGGTCTGTTCAGTTCAATACTCAGCATACAATCACGTACAAGCTAATAAGCGATTGGGTTACTCTTACTGATTATACGTGGCTTAGAGATTTGATAGCAAGTCCTGAGGTCTATATGGAGAATAACGGAACATTCATACCGGTTAAGATTACTACAAGCCAATGGACTCAGAAAAAGCAGTACGTTGATAAGGTCTATAACCTTGAATTAGATATTGAATTTGGAAGTAAAGAATTTAGTCAGTACCGATGAGAACTGAAATCTACATAGAGAATCAAAGGCTTGACCTTTACAAGGATATCTCAGCAGAGTTTACCTATAACATCGATGATGTTAAGGACTTCTCTTCTCGGAATACTAACTTTTCTAAGACTATCGTAATACCTGGTAATGCAACTAACAACAAACTTTTCGGACATATTTTTGAGTTCGGTAATTCAAACTTCTACAATCCATCTGCCGATAACGTGGGTTACAACTTCAACGCAGCCAAATCTGCTGCTTGTGTTGTGTATGTAGATAAGATTCAAATCTTCAAAGGGGTTATCCGACTCTTAGAGATAATCATCGACAACGGAAGCATAGAATACGAGTGTGCTGTATTTGGGGAGTTAGGAGGATTGGTTTCTGCTATCGGTAACGCCAAGTTAGAGGATTTAGATTTCTCAGCTTACAATCACGTATGGAGTAAAACTAACATAGTAAACTCTTGGGATCAGGCATCAGGAACTACCGCATCAGGAATGGGATATTTTTATCCATTGATTGATTACGGACAGGTAAGCCATAACAATAAACTCGACTTCGAGATAGGTGCTTTTAGACCTGCTTTGTTCGTTAGAGAGTATATGAAGAAGATTATCGAAGGAGCAGGATATACGTGGGAGAGTGCTTTCTTTGATACTAATTTATTCAAGAGGTTAGTAATACCTAATAATCAAAAAGTATTAAGTTCTTATTCTACAACTGCTTTCAAGTCTGATGTTTTACCTAAGTTCGATACTACTGACTATTACGCTGCTGCTGGCTCTACGATTAAGTTAGAATATCCATCCCCTTCGATAGCAGGTAGCTTTACAGCATCTAATAATAATACTCGATTTACTTACACAGGTGCTTCGACTATTTCGATTACTGTTACTGCTAATGTCAACGGATCATACGAGGATACTGCGGAAACGATGTATTTCGCAGTAGTTAAAAACGGAACGACTGAGATAGCAGCCTCTAATTCAGTAGAGAATTTATACGATACTTTTGATTTTACTTTTAGTGGTACAGGCACATTTGCTACTAACGATTATTTCGAGGTTATAGCCATTCGACAAAATACCGCTTTAGATTATCGCATCTTCATAAATAGCGGTAACATAGAACTCAATACAGACGTAGCACAAGCAGTTGCTCTTAATCTTAATGAGACAATCCAAATAAATAAAATCTTACCACGAGGGATATTTCAAAAAGACTTCTTTGCTTCTATTGTAAAGATGTTCAATCTCTACGTAACGGAAAGCACAGAAAAGACAAAGCACATAATCATAGAGCCTTATATCGACTATTATGATTTCAATGATACGATAGATTGGACTCTGAAAATAGATAGGTCTAAGCCGTTCCGGTTAAAGCCAATGAGTGAACTGAACGGAAGGTATTTCGAGTACAAGTATAAGACAGATGCAGACTTCTATAACGAGAACTATTCTAAGAAGTATTCAGAAGGATATGCAGATTACATTGAGGATACAGGATATGAATTTGCCAATGACAAACAAACCGCAGAGATAATCTTTGCATCTTCTCCTTTGGTTGGGTATGCAGGTAAGGACAAGATAATGACTGCGATATTCAAAAAGTCAAATACTCAGAATACCGAATCAGAAGATACGATGGATAGCGTAATAAGAATTATGCAAGTCCGTAAAATAACAGGGGTAGATAATTGGCATATCAAAAATACAGTAGGTGGTAACATTGGAAGCCATCTAAACGATTACGGATATGGTGGTCATTTAGACGACCCTGATGCTCCTACTGCTGATATTAACTTCGGTGCTCCTAAAGAGATTTACTTTACTCTTGTAACTGCTTATCCTACCGCTAATCTATTTAACGGATATTGGGGTGATTACGTTGCTGAGATTTCCGATAAAGATTCTAAGCTACTTACCTGTAACGTGCGTTTAACGGATATGGATATCTATAACCTTGACTTCTCTAAGCCTATCTGGATAGATGGAACTCTATGGAGACTGAATAAGGTTATGGACTACAATCCAATGGTAGATGATACTACGAAATGCGAATTTATTAAAGTAATTGAACAAACATACGCATAATGGCACAGGAAACGATAGGCATAAAAGTAGAGGTACAAGGTGGCGAATCGGTAGGATCACTTAAAAAGCAATTACGAGAAGCACAGCAGGAAGTACAAGCAATGTCCGATAAGTTCGGTGCTACTTCCGAGCAAGCCGTTAAAGCAGCAAAGAGAGCTGCTGAGTTGAAGGATGCTATCGGAGATGCTAAGGCTTTGACTGATGCATTTAATCCAGATAGGAAGTTTCAGGCTTTTGCTTCTGCTTTGCAGGGTGTTGTCGGTGGATTTGCTGCGGTTCAGGGTGCATTAGGATTGGTAGGAGTAGAATCTGACCAAGTAGAAAAGACTTTGCTTAAGGTTCAATCTGCAATGGCTCTATCTCAGGGTATTAACTCTGTTTTAGAAGCACGTGATTCGTTTAAGAACTTAGGTGCGGTTATTCAATCTACTGCGTTATTCCAAAAAGCAAACAATGCTGCGACTGCGATAGCTATTACTTTGCAGAAGGCTTTTGGAGTAGCGACTATCGGAACAGGTCGAGCGTTTACAATTCTGAAGGGTGCTATCGCTGCGACAGGTATCGGACTTCTGGTAGTGGGTTTAACTACTTTAATTAGTAAAATATCTGAGTGGACTTCTACAAGTGAGAAGGCTGCGGAAGCACAGAAGAAACTCGCAGAGCAGACTGAGGTTATTAACTCAGCTTTACAGAATCAGATAGACGTATTAACTGCGGTAGGAAATAAAGAGAAGGAAATACTTGCTCTTAAAAAACAACAGATAGAGAATGAATTAAATGTTTTAAGAACTGCTGCTAAAAATAAAGGAGAGCTTACTCTCGATGAGTTAAAAAAGTTTAGAGACTTAAAAACTCAAAAGCAAGTATTAGACATTGAAGAGCAGAACAGGTTAAATAAAATAGATAAAGAAGCAAAGGAAAAGCAAGATGCTAAAAATAAACAGCAAGCACAGAAAGCAAAAGAATTAAGAGAAAAAAGAAAGCAAGAAAATGATGAGATACTTCAAGAGCAGAAAGATGCTGCTCAAAATATAAGAGACCTTCAAGATGAGATATTCCTACAAGGTATTCAGGATGAAACTCAGAGAGCATTAGTAAAACTTAGCCAAGATAAGGAAAGACAGATTAATGAAATTAATTCTACAAGAGCAACTGCTGAACAAAAGGCTCAGTTGATTGCTTTAGTAGAGCAGAAGTTTCAGCAAAATAAAGATGTTATCGAAGCAGATGCTAAAAAGAAAAGAGAAGATAAAGAAAAAGATGATGCAGAAAAAGCTGCTGCTAAATTAAAAGAACGACTTGATTTAGAAAATCAAATTAGGATAGATTCTATTAAGAATGAATTTGAAAGAAAGAAAGCAGAACTATTAGTACAAGAAGAAAATGAAAAGACAGACCTCGAAAAGAAAAGAGCAGATGGATTAATAAGTGAAGAGTTATTTCAGCAAGGTTTATTAAACATTCGTGATAAGTACGCAAAGGCTACTACTGAAGTTCAAAAGAATCAAGCTGAAGATGAGCGTAAAATACAGGAAGCAAGAAAAGCTGCTCAGTTAGAATTAGTAGATACGATTGGTGGTGCATTTGGTCAGCTTAGCCAATTATTTGGAGAAACAACCGCAGCAGGTAAAGCCTTTGCACTTGGTGAGATTGCTATTAACTTGGCAACAGGTTTCGCACGTGGTATGAGTATTGCTCAACAGAGTGCTGCTGCCGCAGGACCAGGTGCTGCTTTTGCTTATCCAATTTTCTACGCTCAGCAAATTTTATCTGTATTAAGTGCAATTAACAAAGCAAGAGGAATCTTAAAGACAGTTAAAGGTGGTGCTTCTGCTCCTTCTATTGGAGGTGCTTCTGCTCCTGCTACTGCTGCTCCTATCGCACCTGCTCCTCCTATTCAAAATACATTAACTCAATTAGACCAGAGGTCTATAAATCAATTAGGTTCTGCTACTAATCGTTCTTATGTATTGGAATCTGATGTAAGTAACTCTCAGGAAAGAATCCGTAGGATTAACAGAGCAGCAAGATTAAATTAAAATCTATTTAAGTATATGGAAAAAGAATTACCAATTTACAGACTTGACATAAGCGAGGATCAAGACTCTAACGTAGAAGTGGACTTCGTAGCTCTCGTAGATAGACCTGCGATAGAGCGTAGCTTCTTGGCTTTCGCTGACTCTTATAGTGATTACCCTGAGTCGGTTAAGAACAACGCAAAGAACGCTCTTAAATGGGCAGAAGAAAACGGATGGGGATCGTGTGGTACTCCTGTAGGTAAACTCCGAGCCAATCAATTAGCTAACGGAGAGTCTATCTCTTTAGAAACTATCAAGCGGATGTATTCGTTCCTTAGTAGGCACGAAGAGAATGCTAAGAAGTCTAAAGGTTACGGAGATGGATGCGGTCAGTTGATGTACGATGCGTGGGGTGGTAAGTCTGCTTTGAGTTGGGCAGAGTCTAAGATTCGCCAATCCGAGAAGATGTCTTTTGAGATTCAGGATGAGGATGAGAGAATTATCTCTGGACCACTTATGTTAGCGGATACTCCTATCTACCGGTACGATTCAAGCGGAGAATACTACGTTGTATTCACCGCAGATACTATCAAGAAAATCGCTCAGAAGTATTTTAAGAAGGGATATCAGTCGAATGTAAATCTGATGCACGATAATGGAATGATAGTCGAAGGAGTAACAATGTTCGAGAGTTGGATAGTCGATGAGAAAAGAGGGATCAAGCCAATGAAAGGCTTTGAAGATGTAAAGGATGGCTCTTGGTTCGGTTCGTTCAAAGTCGAGAATGAGGATGTATGGGAACTTGTAAAAGAGGGTAAGCTAAAGGGATTCTCTGTTGAGGGGGTCTTTAACTATTCGAAGAGCGGAATAAGTAATCCACAGAAAATGATGCAGGACATTATTGATATCTTGCGTCAAGTATCTTAGCAGTCTCATAGCGTTTAGTTTTTGGTTTAATCGGGGGGTGTTTCTACGCTCCCCTTTTCTATGTGGTAACATTTAACTCCCTCACCTATTTATGGTTAAATTATTTTATGACCCCATTAGAAGCACTCTTGCAAATCAAGCAGATGTTCGCTGAGATGCCTCAACCTGTCCAAGCACAGGAAATCGAGGTTTCTATCGAGCCTGCTGCTCCTGAGTACAAAGAATACGTACTCAAAAGCGGAGCGAAGGTCAAGATTGATAAGTTGGAAGTCGGTGGTAAGGTTATGTTGGTAGATGACGCAGGTAACGAAAGTCCTGCTCCTGCTGGCGAACACGAACTCGCTGATGGCTCAGTTATCGTACTTGATGAAAGTTCTGTGATTACTGAAATCAAACAACCTGAAGCTGCTCCTGTTGAAGAAGTAGTAGATGAAGAGTTGAAGAAGAAAATCGCAGAGATGGAAGCTCAAATCGAGGATATGAAGAAGGGCAAAAAAGCACAAGAAGTTAAGATGGCAGAAGCAGAAGCAAAGTTTTCGGCTGCTATCAAAGAACTTACTGATGTTGTTTTGCAACTGATTCAGACTCCTTCTACCGATGCTACCGAGAAACCTAAGCAAACATTCAATAAAGTAACTGTGAGTAAGGATGCTCGCATTAATACTTTCTTGACTAAATACGCAGGGAAATAAAAATAAAAATCTAAAATCTAAAATTTACAACAATGGCTTTTGATGTAACCGCACTAACCAATTATACCAAAGAGAATGAGGCACTCTTGGTAACCAGTTCTGTACTGGGTGCAAAAACTGCCACTTTGATTAAGAACGCTGGAAATGTTTTACCAGGGGTAAAGTCAAGTGAGAAGGTGAACATAATGGATACCGATGCTATCTTCCAAGCAGGTGGAACTTGCGGGTTTAATAGTTCGGGAACGACAAGCTTCTCTCAGAGAACGCTCACAGTTGGCAAAATCAAAATCAATGAGTCTCTTTGTCCTAAGACTCTTGAAACTAAGTATCTCCAGAAAGCTCTTCCTGAAGGAAGCCGTTACGATTCTATTGCTTTCGCTGCTGACTACACAGATAAGAAGTCTGCTCGTATTGCTGCTCAGTTGGAGACTGCTTTGTGGCAAGGTGATACCACTTCAGTTAACGTAAACCTGAACAAGTTTGATGGTTTGGTTAAGCTGATTGGTACTTCTGCCGTTGAAGCTAACAACGCTACATACTATGGTTCTCCTGCTACTTCTATCACTTCTGCTAACGTGGTAGCTATCGTAGATGCTCTGTATCGTGCTATCCCTGCTTCTGTTGTGGCTAAAGATGATATGACTATCTTTATGTCGCAGGATGTATTCCGCACTTATACCATCGCTCTGAAGAACGCTAATATGTTCAACTACTCTTTCGATGGTAAAGCTGACAGCGAGTTTTTCCTGCCAGGTACTTCTATTAAGGTTGTAGCTACTCCTGGTCTGAATGGTGTTAGCAAGCTGTATGCAATGCGTTTGAGCAACCTGTTTTTGGGTGTCGACCTTTTGGATGAAGAGGCTAATCGTTGGGAGCTGTTCTTCGCCAAAGAAGCAGACGAAGTACGGTTCGTATCTGAATTCAAAATGGGAGTTCAGGTTGCGTTCCTCGATGAGATTGCTTCTTTCATCATCTAATAAATCGGGGGGTGAAATTCCCCCCACTTTTTAACTTAATAAATTTAATAATATGCCGTGTGCTTTAACTCAAGGATACACTCTCGATTGTAAGGAGTCGCTCGGTGGTATCAAAGCTGTGTGGCTGATTTCTCACGCTAACGTGAGTTCAGTTACTGAGGCTTCTGGTATCGTTAGTGCGATTACTAAATCAGCAGGAAAGGTATTCTACAAATATGAGTTGGTTAAGAACACAGGTGCTCTGACTGAAACGATTACTGCTTCCGTAGAAAACGGAACTGTATTCTATGCTCAGGAAATGAGTATCGTTCTGAACAAACTCCAAGCGAATACTCGTAATGAGATTCTGCTTCTCGCTAAGAACACTTTGATGGCTGTCGTTCAAGATGCTAACGATAAGTATTGGCTCGTTGGCCGCTATCAAGGTTTGGACATCACAGGTGGTACTGCTGCAACAGGTACTGCTCAAGGAGATCGTAGCGGATATACGTTGACTTTCACAGGTGGCGAAAAAGAACTTGCTCCTGAGGTTAACAGCGGTATCATCGCAGGTCTTACTTCCTAAGGCTTTCGTGGCTCGTTATAGGTAGGTAGATAAGCCCTCACTTTTAGTGGGGGTTTTTCTTTTTGGGAAAAAATCAGAATTTATCTATTTAGTAGTATGATTCACTTCACTAAGAACACAAGCTCTACTGCGATAATGACCTTAACCGAGAAGCAGACTTTAACGAGTCCTAATTATCTGTTCTGGTTTAAGAGTCGTGGTACGAATCAAGAGGTGGCTTTTGTTATGCTTAATGCTACCGATGTCAGTCCGCATAAAGAGAGGTATAATGAATTTTCGGTAGATGTAGATACTCACTTCGCAGATAGTCCTGAAGGGGATTGGGAATACGAGATTTACGAGCAGGCTTCTTCAAGTAATACTGATCCTGACTTAGCTACTACTCTATTGGAGACAGGTATTATGCGTTTGAACAACTTAGGTAATCTCTTACAGGTGAATGTTTATAGCAATGAATACGATGCTGAGCCTGTAAATGCTTTGTTGCTTGGAGATGAAAATTATAGTGGCTATCTAAATAACGAGCCTGATAATACAGTGATAGTTCCTACGTATCAACCTACGAACTACACTACAAACAATCCTGATAATTCATTTATTACTTTATGATGGACAACATTGTGATATTAAGTTTCGCTGAGGCGAAGCAGCCTGAGTACCGAGAGAAAAAAGGGGTGGGGTATATTGAGTTCGGAGACAAGAACGACTATCCTACTTATCTCTTGGGTCTTTACAATAAGAGTGCGAAGCATAACGCTATCGTACGAGGTAAAGTTAATTACATCATCGGGAATGGTTGGCAACCTAAGGATGTAGATGCTCAGGCAGACTTATTCATTAAAGCACCGAATCCTTATGAGAGTTTAATCGATATTACTCGTAAGGTAACGAGTGATATTGAGATTTTTGGAGGTGCTTATGTAGAAGTTATTTGGAGTAAGGTCGGTGGATTATTGGCTGAGATTTGTCATATCGACTATACTAAGATTCGTTCGAATAAAGACAATACTCAATTTTGGTATAAGAGTGATTGGTCAGATCGTAAGGAAGAGCCGAAAGTTATTCCTGCTTACAATACTCAGAACCGAGTAGGTAAACAGATTCTTTACATTAAGGAGTATCGCCCAGGGTTAGATACCTACGCACTTCCGGGGTATATGGGTTCTCTGAATTACATCGAGAGCGATGTAGAAGTAAGTAAGCACGTATTAGGTAACGCACAGACAGGGTTTTCTGCGAGTAAACTTATTACACTTCCTAACGGAGAGCCTTCTCCTGATGAGAAAAGAAATATCGAGCGTAGGTTTACAGACAGATTCAGCGGTTCTGATGGTAAGAAGTTTATTCTTTCGTTTGTTCAGGATTCAGCACGCAAGCCGATTGTAGAAGATTTGGGTGCGAGTGATTTGACTAAAGAGGACTTTGGTCGTGTTGATGAGATGATTCAGCAGAACATTTTTGCAGGTCATCAGATTACTGCTCCTGATTTATTTGGTATCTCTACTCCTGGTCAGTTGGGTTCACGCTCTCAGATTCGTGATGCCTATGAGATTTTTAAGAATACATACGTAAACGATAAGCAGCAATTTTTAGAGGGTATCTTTAACAACTTAGCCAAGCAAAGAGGGGTTACTACCGAGATCACGATTAAACCTGTCGAGCCTATCTCTTACGAGTTTAGCGAAAGTATCATTAGTCAGAATATGACTAAGGATGAGATACGTGAGAAGATTGGGTTACCTCCGCTTGATACTGAGAGTGAATCTTCATCTGCTCAGATTATTTTGGATGGTATTAATTCTCTATCTCCGCTTATTGCTACTAAGGTATTGGATTCAATGTCTACTAATGAGATTCGTGCATTGGTTGGACTTACTCCTAAGGAAGGTGGAGACGTTCCTCCGACTGTTGATGCAACAGGTCAAACTATTCCTGAGCCTTCTCAGGCTATGATTAACGAGCATCTCAAAGGAATGAAAGGTAGAGAGTGGCAGAACTTCCAACGGATCATTCGTGAGTATAACAAAGGGAAGATAACTCGTGAGCAAGCGTCTCAGATGTTGAAGAGTGCTTACGGACTCGGAGAAGAAGAGTTGGCTACTTGGTTAGGTGCTGAGGAGTTTTCTGATGATATAGATACAATAATTCAGGTATTCTCTGAATATGGAGAGCATACCGACAACTATAAGACATTAGCGACTCGACAGGTATTTGGTAAAGACTTGGAGCAGGAAGAGTTGGCTTTTCGGGATGAGGTAGTCGATGATACATTAGATAAGAAGATTCTGGATGTAATCGCCAAGAATAAAGGGATTCGGGATGAGGATATCGCTAAGGCGGTTAAAGAGGATTTAGTGGTCATTCAGGAGCGTATTAACAAACTGAAGGAGTTGGAGATTCTTAAAATCGATTCTAAGGGGGTTAAGAGCCTCACTAAGCCATTATCTGAGATTATCGATAAACCTGTCAAGACTTCGTTTCTTGTCCGCTATTCGTATGAA